AACATCAGGTAGTCCAGACCATCCGGCATCTCGTCGGCTCTCACAGCATCCCAGTACTTCTTCTTGTACATGGGGCCTACCACTTCGGGTGTCAGAGCGCGCATTGCCGCCTCATCTACCACCTTACCTACCCACTCTTCCCAGACTTTCTTAGTCACGCCAAGGTTAGTCATGCCGCCGGGATCGGACGGATGATTTACGTAGCCGCCTTCGTGTTTCAGGATGGCCTTCAAGGCATCGTCAAAGTTCTCTTTCATTTCTTTGTCCGCATATCAATAATTTTCTCAAGCGTTCTGCCACCAAAGTAGAACGACATCACCAGCATACCCCACTGACCCAGCAGTTCAACGAACGAGTCAGCAATATCTAAAGCAGAAGCGTCAAGAAGGGCTAACGCCATATACGCTATCAAAATGTAAACGAGGGTTAAGGGTCTAATGTTCTTAGACAGCCAGCTATCGCTTGCCATGTCGGCTTGCTGGCGCTGAGTCAGGTTGTTCTGCTCAGACTTGTACAAGTCGGTCTCGTTTGCCATCTTGGCAAGTTCACCATCCTGTGCCATCTTGGCAAGTTCCAACTGCGCCTTGGCCTTCTGCTCTGGGTCAGGAATCAGTTTGTCGATCAGTTTGCCGCCGATACCCAGCAGCGCGTCTAGTCCTAGCATTATTCTTCCCCTTTTAGTTCACGTAAAACTTTTAAGCGTAGTTCCTTCATCTTGCGCGTTTCTTCCGCAGCTTTGTACATAACATTGTTCATATCCACATACATAATGCCCATCACAGGAAGTGCAATGATTAGCACAAAACACAAGACCACCACGGCGATGAGAAGTTCCCACGGTACGTGTGACTCGTCCGGATCAGAACTAACACTGCGACGTACCATGCTACGACGAAAAGGATTGCTCCAACCCATACTGCGTCTTCCTTCCTTTTCTTTACTCGCCTACGTTGTCTTGTAGCTTCTATCTGTATCTTTGCCGTCTCACGCTTATGCGCTTCATCTTGCTCAATAACTATCTGCTTCCACATTTTCTCGTATTTGCCCCACAAATCACCCAACTCAGGCGGCGCTTTGTAGACCATTATCTCTCGCAGTTCGGTAAACATAGCGTCTAATCTTGAGCGGATAATGACACGGGTTAACGCCCGCTTACCTACTGAATCCTTGCCTGTGTAGACCTTTGCCGCCTGTGCCTCCTGCGCTAAGAACATTTGACCTATCTCGTCATACGCATCCATCAGAGCGCCCAGATCGTTGTCAATTTGAAGAAATACATTGTTCGGGTCGGCCTTGGCTATCTCCTGAACCCGCACTACTTCTTCGTTGTACTGAATTTTCTGAGCATTTGTGGGATTTTGTATCTTCCCAAACTGCGACTTCAAGTCATCCAGCACACCCTTGACTTCGCCCGCCGCGCCCTTGATGTCCTTGTAAAGTTGACAGCCTTTCTTTACCGCAGCGACAGCAGCATTGGCAGCAGCAAGTAGAGTTAGCGGGTCCACCTCACTTTTTAATCCATCGAATCAAGTATGAGCCAATGTCATACGTACCAAAATCCCAACGGCTTGAGTCTACATGGTGATCTGCATGCACCCACTCACCCATAGGAAATGCCAACTCCATCCACGGTAAATTTCTTGGCTCTTTACTTCTATGGCTAAATATTTGATGCAGCCCACACGTTATAAAATAATAGCCCATAGGCGCAATCAAACCAAACAGCAATAGCAACGGATTGATTAAAGCCAACACACAAGCAACGCTTAAAATAAAAAGCATTGCGTATTCATGAAGAAATTTATGTACCGGATCTTTTGCAAGATTCACCACAACTTTTGAGTAATTGCATGACAACCCTATATACCTTTTAAAAAACAAAAACGACCAATGGGTTATATGTGGGTCTTGATCCGTATCTGAATATTTGTGATGGATGTAGTGAACATGGACCCATGACACTGCGCTTGCTTGGCACGAAAGTGTTGCGCATACAGAAAATATCCAGTGCCATGCTTTGTGACACTCAAAAGTACGATGAGTAAATAGACGATGACATCCAACTGTTACCGATAGCTGCATAGCCATATAAACAATAAACGTAGCCAACAACCACCAAGCAGACAGACTACCAGTCATAACCATCCACAAACCAAAAAGTAATGAGACGTACGAAATACACGCAACTACAGTTTGATTTTGCGGGGTTATCTTTAATAGATGAGTAGCAAGGTTCAATTTATTTATCCATTAACGAAATGCAGGACCGCCAACCCAAAGTACTAATGAACGACGTACGCCTTTTGTTACTGGGGCCACTCGATGCAAAGTGTAGGATGGGAAGAACCACGCTCTACCTTTTAGCGTTTCAAGCGTTTGCGCTGTATCGTTACTAGTCTTTACTTGAAACTCACCGCCTTCAAAGTCGGACGGGTTAGAAAGCAACATGGATAAAGATAACTTTCGAGGAACTGATCTATCTGTTGGGGCGGCGTCTGTGTGCCAATTGTAGTGCCCTTGTTTCTGCTCAGTATACAAACCAAGCTGCATAGGCTCATGGAACCCAGTCAAATCAAAATGGAAAAATCGGCTATTAACTTCTGCCACTGCCTCTGCAAGTTTTGCCCAAATGTGCTGTAGCTCTGGCTTTGCACCAATCCATGCCACTTGATTTGCCCGAACGCTCTCATTTACTTCGCTTGTCCCACCACTACCACCAACACATCCGTCTTGTAAATTTAGCCATTCCGGTTGCGCAAGAATTAAGTTGATGTCTTCAGGTGTGAGAAATCCTTCCCAAAAAGCAAGGTAATCTTTACCGGGTATGGATCTTGGTTGTATTGGATATATCATAAATAGGTTGTTGGTTTATGTGCCCAAGGGTTAATTGCAACTGACAAACGTTTCCCCGTAAAATGTTCCACTCCATGTATCAAACCGGGGGAGAACACAATCATCCTGTTTGTTACTGGCCGTACAGACAAAGTCTCCGTTACAAAGTTACCGCCACTTACATCAATGTCAGCGTAATACACTATGCTGCAAATTGGGCATTTAACATCGCCCGATGTCTCATACAGCTTTTCATCTTTATCTACGTGCCAATCAGTCCGTGTTCCGTAGTTCGCCCAGTATTCACTGCCTATCATGTCTGACAAATCAAAGAACTGAGATGCACGTGTTAAGAGCAATGCCATCGGAGAATTATTTCCAAGCAGCTTATCCAACCCACCCTTTTCCCATTTTGTTTCTCTTGCCTCGTCGCTACGGGAAAAAAAATCTACCACTGCTGCCAGATGTTCTTCATCCAATACATCATCCAGCACAATCAACATTTGTCAAAAAATAAAGCCAAAGAGAAACGAAACTTATCCGCAACAATAGATTGCGGGCGCATAGCGTGAGGAGTATCTCCTTGAAACACAGTTAGTCTGCCGGGTGTATAGGGGCTGGCAAATACAATATCTTTACATGCGCTATCGAAGAACAACGTTTCACCATGCCACCCGTCTTCCCAAACTAAGTTTACGTAGTACAGCAGTATCTTTTCTTTACCATGAACGTGAGTAAAATGCACATCCGAGGAGGAAGTTAAATTAAGTATTGCTTTTGAAAGCTTATACCCATCAAGCTCTTTAGCCGCTTCAGACCCGTTAATAAATTGCAATATCCCAAGCCGTTCTACGTCGTCTGCCGAAAAAACAGAATGTAAATATTTATGCTTAAGCTGTGCGTCGGATACCCCATCATTCCAACCGATAGTAAAGTTAGACGCCAAAGCAAACTCGTACGCGGCAGACCTGAACCCGAGTGGGAACAACCCGTCATATACGCGGATTGTTTTTTCTCCGTCTAGACTGATCTCTTTCACTTTGACTCCATAAGAGCAGTGCGATCTTTACCGTACGAGTACGTATTGCGCAATGTGCTATCGCCAACCTCAGAAGCAAATGGTCCATTCTTCCGCACAAAATGCAAAAATAATTGCCCTGCATAATATCCATTAGGTCCATCGCACTTATCTCGCCAATGCTCTATATCACATCCGGGATATATAAGGCCATCGCCCTCTGCCAGATCAAACCGCTGCTCACCCATATAGATAGGCCAAGCGTAGTGGTGAGATCGTCCAAGTTGTATTGTTATGCTAACTTCGCAGGCAACACGATCTGTATGTTTCTCAAGCGCATCTCCATTACTATACAAACGCGCATACGCATATGTTGGGATAAGTGGCTCTCCAACTATCTCTTCAATTGTCGGCCACAGGCGCTCGTGCAACGTCTCAAACATATACTCATGATGCATGGTAGTTAAGGCATGAGGAACTTGTTCGTCCCCCAGATTCTTAAAATCACTATGCCGCATAAGTACATGCGTAAAGAAATGGCAAAATTCTAATGGAACAATGTTTTTTAAATGCACTAAGGGCCGCATAACAAAGCTACTACCTCGTGGAAAGGAGTGGATAAATATACCTGTACCGCCCATCTATCTTCAAAACTTTCTTCCACTACAACGCTATGTGGTTGCCTACTATTTAAAACCCATACGTCTCCTGACGCAGCTTTGAAGCTTTCAACATCAGTTAGCTGCGCAATATCGGGAGTAAAGTACCCGCCTGAGTAGGTAATTACAGGGACAACATCACCCTCGTAAAAAACAGTTTTAGCCCCTGAAGCTTGTAAATATAAATTTACTACGCATTCTTCACGAGTATGCGCATGCACATCAACAGCGCTAATGTTTGATACTGTTACCCCAATTACAGACGCTGCTATTTTTTCAGGGAATAAATTTAATATTAATGGGGTGTCGCTACGCTTTACGTAATGCCGAAATATTTCGCCAGCTTCTTCTGTTCCATCTTTTGCAACAACTCGAGTATCCCGGGGTAATTTATACACCGCCTCTGGTATCTCTAGCTGTAGCTTTTGCGCGTATTTCATTTAACAATAAAGCCATAAATGTCCGTGACCGCGTTCATAGTAACGTCTCCTGTTTTCATATGAACTTGCTTCGGACCACTAATTACTTTGTCGTTAATTTTTATATCGCCAGCTGCAAGAAAAAATTGCGTCAAGTTTGGCATGTTTTTGCTGTATCCAGACAGTAAAACAACAGGCTCAAGTCGAGTGTTAAGCGGGACTTTATCTGCGTTATTAAATGGGCTATAGCAAACAACATTAATATCCTCTGGAGAAGTTGATCTCCATTCCCCAACAGGCATTGGATTTGTAATTGAATTATCGCCCGGACGGCGCACAATCTCTTCACCGGTTACCGTGTTAATCAGTACATCCGTACCTTTTAGGTGCATAAAAATGTAGCCGAAATTTGGGCCGACGGAATATATGTTGTCCACAAGTGGATCAACAGTAACAACACCGCCTTTATCAAACTCCGTTATGACTGCCGTTAATCCAAAAGACCGATGCACGGAACCTTGCATATTAAACCTCTTCTATAGAATCAACATCAGGTTGACTGGGCTGTGGTACCAAATCCGCAACAGCGTAAGAGCGTAACTGCCCGACTAGATTTTTTACCTGAGCGACTCTTGTTGGGTCCGCATTGAACGCCTCGTCTCTTGCCTGTTGTCCGGCGTGATACATGCCCGCAACAGCAATGCGCTTCTTTATTTCCTCAAGGTCTACTACGTCCGGCCACATATGCAGAGGCTGAAAAGCGTATGATTGATAATCATCTGGGTTCTGCGATGCCGTAGTATCCGACGCAAAAGAAACCAATAAAGACCCAGATGCTTCTTCATACGAATGAATTTTTATATATAGCGTGTTCATCTAAACTCCTATTAAGCTACGTTACCCTGTCTTGTCCCATTAACCGGCCAAGTAACGAATGGATTTCCAACTATGTAATTTCCAGTTGCACCACCAGCTCCTGCGCCTGTGCTAGATGGGGTGCCTGCTGTACCGACAGCACCTCGACCGCCACCCGCTCCACCCGCTCCTGCGCTAGATGGTCCACCTGCTCCACCTGCCGGAGATGTGCCAGTACTACCGGGAGTTCCAGCGCCGTTAGCCCCCGATCCTCCAGTCCCTCCAACTCCGCCGTTAAATCCAGCGCCGCCGCCGCCACCCCCACCACCAAAATTAGTTATAGATGGAGGAGTTTTTGGACCAGTCGGCGTACTTGTTGTACGGCTACCACCACCGCCGCCACCACCGCCGCCAGAAGCTACAGTACCGTTGTTTGTTATTACCGTTGGACGGTTTACAAAAATTGCACTTCCACCAGTACCACCTCCTACACCACCACCCCCGGGAGCCGAACCGCCATTACCACCAGTTCCGCCCATTCCTTGAATTACGCCATTATTTACAATAGTGACTGTATCGCCGGGGCTAAAAGCGGAAGGCACCAACATAGCATAAGCTGGAGTTGTTGTACTACCCACCGTGATTCCGGGGCTTACTGTAACTGTAATGTCTGAAAATCCTGCAACATATGTTGGTCCACGATTTGTGTACACATCATAGTTATAAGAATTAGACGAAATGCTCAAGGCAATTGTAGGGCGGTTTGATGATCCATAAAAGTTCCCCATAGCAATCTGACCAGATGTAGGGATTGCTGCGTTATTGGGGCTGTTTGGAACAAGTGCGCCACCACGATAGTATTCATTAAGAGAATGGGGAACCGTGCCACCAAATTCGGTGGCAATCGTGGTCATTGATATAGCTGTGCCGGGGCCGGGAATCGCCATTATTTAAACTCCTTATACGGTTCCGTATGCGGTTACATTGCCAAACAAGATAGCATTTCCGGCCAAGTCCACAGACATTCGATCCTGTGATTTGTATTTGAAATACAGTTTTGAAGTGGTCTCTGTATGCACACCACTCTGGATTCCGCTTGTGTTAACAGCCGTATATGCGGTAGCTGTGTGCGTCCCTGATTGTGCAAATCCGGATGTGTTGATTCCTACACCACCTGAAGTAAGTGAAACTTGAAACGTAGTACTTGTGCGGTTAACTACATAATAGGCCGTACCAGAAGTTAATCCTGTAGGTAACGCGCCAGTTGTTGACAATATAACTTGTAGTCCGTTTGTTGGAGCACTTGCAACAGTAATTATGCCCGGTGTAGCCACGGCAGTTATGGTAGTAGATGCCGTAAGCTGAGAAGTATTAACTGTATAGGTTCCAACACCACCCGTGCCAGTGCCAAGCGCCGTAATATTTGTCCCACCCGTTATACCCGTACCTGAAATTACTTGCCCAACACCTATAGTGCCGCCAGTTACAGCCGTTACAGTCAATACTGTGCCCGCAAGACCAGCGCCGTCATCAATTGTTCCCGTAACCGTAGCCCCTTGGGTAATCGTAGCTGTCTGCGCTACGCCAGAGGTGGTAGATAGATTGTAAGTAGTACCGGTGCGGTTATATACATAATACGGTGCGTTGGCAGTAATGCCTGTTGGTAATGCGCCAGTTGTAGAAAAAGAAACCGCTGTTTCATTTGCTGGAGATGTTGTAACAGTCACGACCGCCGGAGACGCAATTGTTATTGTTGCAGTCTGAGTGGCAAAAGTTTCGCTTATTGCCCAGTTTGTAATAGATAAGTTTGTGTTGGTTATGGCCGTACTAACAAACTCGGTAGTAGCAATCTGAGTATTGTTTGTGGTTGCTGGTGCTGTCGTAGCCAAAGATACGGTTGTTACCGTATGTGTTCCAGAGCCAGCCGTAGAGGTGTTGACCGCGCCGCCGCCAATACTGGTAGAAACATTAAACGTAGTCGCCGTTCTATTTATTACATAGTACGTAGTTGTATTAACTAACGGAGATGGAAGTTCACCGGTAGTCGTAAACCGAACCGCAGTATTATTTACTGGAGAGGCTGCAACTGTTATGACAGCAGGACTTGCGTTGGATATTGTAGCGGTTTGTGCCAGCCCTAAATACGCAGAACCGATAACCGACAAAATGCCGCCCAATTCTAAAGTGCCCGCTACATAATTTAACTGCTCAGTAATGTTAGTGCCGCTACTACGAAGCAAAACACTTTTACCCGCTGGGATAGAAACGCCTGTACCTGCTGCTGTGGTGTTACCCAAAACAGTTGAGCAAAATACAGTTGCTGTATACGTTGGGTCTGCGTTTACAACGACGTAGAGCTTGGTAACCGGCGGGACGTAAACATTAAAAGCAGCCGTCGTAGTTGTAGTAAGGCTAAGAGCCGCGCATCGAGCTTGGTCAGCCGCACCGTTTAAAGCCGTTAGTGCTTGGTTTGCACTTGTTACGGACACCGATGCTAAACCAGCAATAGCGTCCTCAATAATGGTACCAAGGTTTGAGTTAGTCGTTGACCCCCATGTGCCAGACTGTTCGCCATTGGCGATGAGTTCAATCCGTAGGTCGGGCGAGTAAGTGCTCGGCATGACTATTTCCTTTTTAGTTCGTCAACTTCAGCGCGAAGTTCTGCAATTGCGGCAAACGCTAATGCGCACATTTTTTCATAGTCAACTGCTAACGTGCCGTCTTCGCGTTTACGAACAGCCACGGGTAACTGAGCTTCAACGTCTTGCGCAATAACACCAAAATCAGACTTCTGCACAAAGTACCCGTCTGCACCGCCACGTTGCGAAAGGTAGTCGTCGGTCCAATCAAACAACTTACCACCAATAGCGCATACTTTATTCAGCGCATCTGGGATGTCTCTAATATTTTCTTTTAGGATGCGGTCAGATGAGAAAAACGCCGTGATGTTGCCTGTTGCGTAGATTGCGCCAGCGCCGGGATCGGATGTTGTTCCGACCGAAAAACCACCCGTTGCTGAAATACGAGCACTTTCAACACCACCCTCAGTGAAAGCAATCGTATCAGCAGTGGGAAAGAAAATGCCTGTGTTGGTATCACCTGATGTTGTGATAGCAGGGTCAGCGGCAGATCCAGCCTGAACAGTCGTTACACCTGTCGCTGACAAAGTAGTGAACGCACCTGTGCTTGCCGTCGTTGCGCCCACCGTACCGTTGATGTTGATCGATGCTGTGCCGGTTAGGTTGGTCACTGTGCCGCCGGAAGGCGTACCCAAAGCCCCACCATTAACCACAAACGCACCTGCTGAACCAGTGTTTACTCCTAGTGCAGTTGCAACACCTGTGCCAAAACTTGTGATGCCTGTGCCGCCATTTGCTTCAGGAAGAGTGCCTGATACGTGCGTAGCTAAACCAATCTTGCCGTAGCTAGGAGCCGAAGCAATCCCGCCCGAAATCAAAGCATTGCCTACCGCAATGTCAGCCAGTTTTGCTAACGACGTACCAGTATCAGCAAAAAGAATATCGCCTACTGTGTACGAAGTCTGGCCTGTGCCACCAAGTGGAGCGGATACCGCTGTAAATCCTGTTGTAAGAGAACCTGCGGCTAACGCGCCAGTTCCAGTAAGTCCTGTATAGGTGCCGGAAATTCTACCTGACGGTAAAGTGCCTGACGTTATGTTTGCTGCATTTGTTGTATCTGTTGTCGCTGATGCAGCCAGACCTGAAACCGCAGCGGACGAAATGGCAATTGCGGTGTTTACTGCATTAGTAAGCTGGCCCTGTGCGTTTACCGTAAAAGTGCCGACAGAAGACTGCGTTCCATACGTCGCTGCCGTTACTGCGGTGTTGGCAATATTAAATGTGTACGACGGGGATTCGTTTAGTCCTGTTCCTGCCGTGTAAGTGATTGGCGCAGAAAATTGTTGAAAAACAAGTGCCGTTGTACCAATCGTTATCGGAGGCGGTGTCTGCTGCACCCAAGCGGTATTTACATTAGCAACGCCGCTGGTCACTAAGAAAAAATCACCCTCGTCAATCTGGTCAACTCCGGTGCCAACAGAATCAAAGTCTGTAGCGCGGGTCAGAATGTAAGGCGTTCCAGCGGAGCCAACTTGAGTAACAACATACACCCCGTTATTTGCACCAGCCGCTTCATTCTTTACCAATATGCGTTCTGTAGCAACAGTAAGCGTCGAGTCCACAGACAGAGCGCCATTAGCGGTCGCCGTGAGCGTA